AACTGCAAGTGCTAACTTTACAGTTAATTTAAGAGGTGATGGTTCAACATCTTTAAACGCTGCGTTAGACACAGGCGAATCAGTAACTGTTGCTTTTATTAATAAAAACAATAACGTTACTTATTACAACACTACTGTACAAGTTGATGGTACTGTTGTAACTCCAGTCTGGCAAGGTGGTTCCGCGCCAACGGGTGGTAATGCAACATCCAACGATGTTTATACTTTTACCGCAATCAAAACTGGATCAACTGCCTTCACTGTTTTAGCAGCACAAACGCAATTCGCGTAATAGGAGGATAAAAGAAAGATGCCAATTATAGGTTCATTCGGAGCAGGATCCAAAGGTGGATTTGGCCGTGGTGGTAAATCTGTACAACCTTTTAATGCTAATATTTTAGTTATAGCTGGCGGCGGCGGAGGCGGCGGCGGACAAGCTGGCGGCGGCGGCGCAGGCGGATATCGTTTTAACACCTCTTATCCTATTGTCGGAGGAAATACTTACAAAGTAACTGTCGGTGGCGGCGGAGCAGGAGATTGTATAACTCCTACTAATGCTACAACTAATGGAACACCAAGTTCATTTAATACCTGTGGTGTTGGATGTGCTACAGCTTTTGCTTCAACAGGCGGTGGAGCTGGAAGAGGTCCAGCTGCTCAAGGGCAACCTGGAGGTTCGGGTGGAGGAACTGGAGAACTTGGTCCCGTTCCATCATCAACAGGAGGAGCTGGAAATGCTGGCGGATACTCCCCACCTGAAGGAAATCCTGGAGGTGCTTATGCAGGCAATGCTGCAGGCGGCGGAGGCGGAGGTGCAGGCGGTGCTGGATCACCTTGTGGTGCTGGACCTGGTGGACCTGGTGGTGCTGGATCAAGTGCATGGCCTGGAGATGCTACTTTAAGAGCTGGTGGCGGCGGAGGTGCTGGTGCATATGGACCAGGTGGAGCTGGTGGACCTGGCGGTGGAGGTCCTGGATCAACATATGGTGTCCCAGGACAATCTGGAGGAGCCGGAGCAACTAATACGGGCAGTGGAGCTGGTTCAGGAGGAAGTCCTACTGATCCTGCTCATATATACGGAGGAAACGGCGGTTCTGGAGTTGTAATTATTCAATACCCTAATGCCGTTGTTAATAATGATATTATAACAGGAGGATGTCGAACAACAGTCGGTTGCAATGTACAACATAGATTCAATGCTTCTGGTTGTTTTGTAGTTCCTTAATCCTATGGCTCATTTTGCTGAAATAAAACAAAAAACAGATCCTAGTGGATTTACTTCGAACACTGTTTGGGTAGTGGAAAGAGTGGTAGTTGTTGATAATTCTGTTGTACCATCTGATAAACATCCAGCTGGTGAAGCATGGTGTCAAAAATTTTTTAATGGTGGTACTTGGAAACAATGTTCTTATAATAGAAATTTCAGAGGAAAATTTCCTGGACCATCTGATATTTATGATGAAACAAGAGATGCTTTTTATAAAATTCAACCACATGCTTCATGGGCATTAAATGAAAATAATGAATGGGAAGCACCTGTAGCAATGCCTCCTCTTAAAGAATATACGGTAGATGATGTAGTATTATATTCAACACCTAAATGGGACGAAGATAATCAACTATGGTTTTGTACTCATAATGAAGTTACTTTCAATTGGAACCCAGATACTTCTACATGGGTTCAACAATAGTTGAAAGATTCTCAAAATATCTTACTCAAATAAAATATCCTAAAAATAAAGAACCTTGGCAGATAGAAGGAATTTTAATTAATTCTAATCAATCTTTTAAGTTTGATGTTAGAGATATGTTTACTTTAGCAAATCAACAATATGGTAAATATGTAAATACAACTAATAAGGCTGATAAAATTGTATTTGAAACTATTAAAAATTGGCATATATTAGATATGTTTGAATTTAATAAATATATAAAGAAAAATAAATTGTCTAAAGTGCATTTAGAAGACTTGCTTATGAATTTAGATTGGTGTATAAATTTAAAAAAATAAAGATATAAAATGTTATTTCATAATTATTATTGGTATTTTAAAGAAGTTATTCCTAAAAGAATATGTAATGATTTAATAAATTATGCATTAAGTAAACAAACAAATATAGCAACAATTGCATCTGTTAGTGAAGATGAAATTAAAAAAGATAAAAATAAACTTTTAAATTTACAAAAAACTAGAAACTCTAATATTGTTTGGTTAAGAGATCAGTGGATTTATAATGAAATACTTCCTTTTGTAAGATCAGCAAATGTATCTGCTAATTGGAATTTTGATTGGGACTATTCTGAAGATTGTCAATTTACTATTTATAAAGAAAATCAGTTTTATGATTGGCACCCTGACGCAAGTCCAACACCTTATAATAATAATAAAATACCGCAGTTAAATAATAAAATAAGAAAATTATCTGTAACAGTTTCTTTATCTCCCGCTGAAGAATACGAAGGAGGAGAGTTAGAATTTTATTATCCAACTGATAATCCAGAGTTAAAGCCATTCACAAAAAAATGTGAAGAAATTAAAGAACAAGGTTCGGTAGTTGTTTTTCCATCTTATATTGTTCATCGAGTAAAGCCTGTTACAAAAGGCACTCGTTATTCTTTAGTTGTTTGGAATGTAGGTAACCCTTATAGGTAATTAAATATGAAAAAAGATAAAAACATAGGAAAAAAAGAAAAAGACCTTTTACAAGCTAATGTGTATTTTGGTTCGCCTATTTATTGGGCTGAAAAACCTGAATGGTTAAAACCTTTATTAAAAGCGACTGATCCATACATAAAAATTGCAAAAGATAAAAGTAAAAAAAATATAAAAGAACGTAATAAACATTGGGGTGGTAATAAGAAGGACCATGGTATGGTTCATCATTCAACCACTTTAGTAAATATGCCTGGATTTGAAACTATACAAAACTGGCTAATAGCAACAAGTTATAACTTATTAAATGAACAAGGTTATGATTTAAGAAATTATAAAATATTTATGAATGAATTATGGACACAGGAATTTGGTGAAACTGGAGGAGGACACCATACTTTACATACACACTATAACGGTCATATGTCAGGTTTTTATTTTTTGAAATGTAGTGAAAAAACTTCTTTACCAATTTTTGATGATCCTAGACCAGGAGCTTTAATGAATAGTTTACCAGAAAAAGATAGAACAAAAGTTACTCTAGCTAGTTCTCAAATTTTTTATACTGTTCGACCTGGCACTTTACTTATGTTTAATTCTTATTTGCCACATCAATTTAGAGTCGACGATGGTTATGAACCTTTTAGATTTATTCATTTTAATTGTCGAGCAGTTGAAATTGATACTATTTTAAATCAACATATTAAATAAAAAATGTCATTTAAACAAAATAAATTTAAAATTATTAAAAAAGCCATATCACCTGATCTAGCTGATTTTTGTTATACTTACTTGTTAAATAAAAGACGAGTTGCCCAATATTTATTTGAGCATAAATTAATTAATCCTTTTGAAACTATGTTTGGTGTTTGGAATGATAGTCAAGTTATTAATACTTATTCTCATTATTCTGATATTCTTATGGAAACTTTATTAGAAGCTTTAGTTCCAAGAATGGAAAAAGAAACTGAAGTAAAACTTTATCCAACTTATTCTTATCTGAGAATATATAAACAAGGTGATATTTTATCTAGACATAAAGATAGATTTAGTTGTGAAATATCTACCACGTTAAACTTAGGTGGTGATCCGTGGCCTATTTATTTAGAACCTTCTGGTAAAACAGATAAAGCAGGTGTTAAAGTTGATTTTAATCCTGGTGATATGTTAATTTATAGAGGATGTGATCTAGAACATTGGCGACAACCTTTTACAGGAAAAAATTGTGCACAAGTATTTTTACATTACAATCAAAAAACCAAAAAATCTAAAGATAATATTTATGATGGTAGACCGATGTTAGGTTTACCTGGTTATGCACGTAATGAAAAAAATTAAACTTGATAAAAATGTATATTATAGAGAATATAATATTTGTTCAATATCTGAAATGAATGAAATAAAAAAAGATATTGATACTGAAATAGACCAAGGTTACGTTGCTCCTGATGTTCCTAAGTATCAAACATATTCTGATTTATATAATCGTTATAAAAATAAAAAACATTGGCATAACTTATATAAAAAAATAAAAAAACCTTTAGAAAAAATATATAAACAAAAATTAGTTTTATTTAAATCTTGGGCTAATATATCAACTTCTGTTAATAATTATGGTGTTCATTCTCATAAATCTTTTTTAACTTGTGTTTATTATTTAAAAAGTAAATATCCACACTATGGAACAATTTTAACTAATGAACAAATAATTATTCCTGCTATTGAAAATTCTTTATTAGTCTTTAATGGTAAAATTAAACACTCTATAAGTAATCTTCCAAGTCATTTGTTTAAAGGCATAGATGATTATAGATATTCTATAGTATTTGATTTTGACAAATTAAAATGAAAAAAACAGGACAATTAATATTTGCTAAAGGTTATGCATATGTAGAAGATATTGATTTAAATCATGATTTAATATTAGAAGAATTAAAAGACTTAAAATATAAACTTGCAGATAACTACCCTGTTTATAAAACATATATAAGTGATCCTATGAATATATTAAAAACTATACCATCAGGAAAAAAAATATTAAAAGAAGTCTCTAAACACGTTCAAGATAGTATTGATAATTTTTTTGAATTAAATATAAAACATAGAATTGTAAACGGTTGGGCAACTTATTCACCACCAAATACTACATCCGCTTTTCATGTACATAACAATTTTTGGTTAAGTGCTTGTTATTACCCGCATGGTACTATTAAAGATGAATTTTATATAAATTTTTCATCAAATTATTTAGATACAAGTTTTGAACCTCCTGTAAAAAGATATAATCCTTTGAATTCTCAACTCTGGTCTCAATCTGTAAAAAAAGGTGATTTAATTATATTTCCATCAAATCTTAGACATAGAATTGGTTATAATCATTCTAATAAAAATAGATATTCTATGGCTTTCAATATTTTACCAAAAGGTTCTTTGGGATCAGGTGATGGGGTTTTAAAATATTAAAAATAAAGTTTATTTCTAATTTAATCTATGTATAATAGGCGCCTATGCCATTACAGAAGATACAATTTAGACCAGGATTCAATAAACAAGAAACCGCTTCAGGTGCTGAAGGTCAATGGATTGATGGAGATAATGTTAGATTTAGGTATGGTCAACCTGAGAAGATAGGTGGTTGGCAGCAACTCGTTTCAACAACTTTAGTCGGTCCAGCGCGAGAGCAGCATTCATGGACTGATTTAGAAGGTAGAAAATATGCTGCCATTGGTACTTCTAAACTTTTAATCATTTATTACGAAAGTGCTTTTTATGATATTACTCCTATTGAAGCTGATCAAACCGGAGCAACCTTTACCTCAACAAATGGTTCTGCTACCGTTACCGTTAATCTAACTGCACACAATGTCTCTATTGGTGATTTATTTATTTTTAAATCAGGTTCCGTTACTTTACCTGGAGGTGGAGTCACTGGTTATACGACTGCTGATTTTGAAACAAATGCTTTTGAAGTTATCTCAGTTCCGACTGCTTCAACTTTTACTATTACCATGCCTTCAACTGAAACAGGCACAGGTATGACAGCTCAAGGAAGTGCAACAATTAATCGTTATGTTACACCAGGTCCCGCATTTCAAACTCCTGCTTATGGTTGGGGTACAGGTGCTTGGGGTGAAGAAGAATGGGGAACAGAACGTTCAACTTCAAACGTAATCCTAGCTCCAGCTTCTTGGTCACTAGATAACTTTGGACAAATTTTAGTTGCTACTATTAAAAATGGTAAAACGTTTACCTGGACACCTGTAGGCGCTGCGCGTCTCGAGACGCGAGCAACGGTTATGACCGGTGCGCCAACGGCGTCAATTATGACTATTGTATCAGATCGAGATCGACATTTATTTCATTTAGGTACGGAAACAACGATTGGTAGTTCTTCAACACAAGATCCCATGTTTATTCGTTTTTCAAATCAAGAAGATTTTAATACTTATCAACCAACAGCAACAAATACAGCGGGTACTTTTAGAATTGACCAAGGTAATGAAATCATTGGCGCGGTGCAAGGTAAAGATTATATTTTAGTTTTAACCGATCAAGCGGCTTATACTATTCAATTCGTTGGTCCACCTTTTACTTTTTCCGTTAGACAAGTTGGTAGTAACTGTGGTTGTTTAGGTCAACATGCTATGGTCTATGCTCAAGGTGCAGTTTTCTGGATGGGTTTTGGTGGTGGCTTCTTTATGTTTGATGGCACCGTTAAACAATTAAGTTCTTTAGTTGAAGATTTTGTTTTTACAACTCAAGGCGATAATTTAGGTATTAACTATGATGCTAATCAAATTTGTTATGGTTATCATAATTCACTTTATAATGAAGTCGGTTGGTACTATGCAGCGAGTGGCTCGCAACAAATTAATCGAAATGTTGTTTATAACTTTGTTGATCAAACTTGGACAACGGGTTCACTATCTAGAACAACTTATCAAGATGCTCAGACTTACAGTTTACCCTATGCCACTAAATACAACACCACTGCTGTGCCAACGTTTCCAACGGTTAATGGTATAACTAATGCTGTTGGGGCTACTACTTATTATGCTCATGAAACAGGAGATAATGAACTTGATGCGGCAGGTAATGCTACAGCGATTCCAGCTTATATTCAATCAGGGGACTATGATATATCCGTTGAACAAGGTTTAAATGGTGATGGTGATAATATTATGCGTGTCTCAAGATTTATCCCTGATTTTAAAAACTTAGCCGGTAATGCTAAAGTAACTTTATTCTTTAGAAATTATCCTGCTCAAACCGAGCAAAGTGATAGTAATGGTCCATTGATTACCGGTCCTTTTACTGTTAATACTACGACTAATTTTGTTAGTACGAGAGTCAGAGGTCGATTAGTAAGTTTAAAAATTGAAAATGATGCAGTTAATGAAAACTGGCGTTATGGTACTTTAAGACTAGATATTCAAGCAGGTGGTAGAAGATAATGGCAAAAATTAATGTTACTTTTCCAGAACCTAGTGTTTTAGAGCGTCCTGGTACCAATGCTCATGCTCAACTAATTGAGGCCTTAGATTCACAAAAATTACAATTAAACTTTTCTTTTCAAGATGAACTTAAACAAGAATTACAAAGATTTACTTGGTTTAATATAAGGATGGGTTGTTAATGTCTTGTAATAATGTAAACTTTCAAAGTCCTTTTGATCTTGATGTTTCTAGTGGAGCTTTATCTCCTAGCTATAAACAAATTTATAAATTTGGAACAAATGCTAGTGTTGGAAATAGTGTAGAAACTATTTGGCAACAAGGAGGACTTTACTCTTATCCACCAAGTGCATCAACTATGACAGTATCAAGTTCGAATGTAAATGATACCTCTGCTGGAACAGGCGCAAGAACTGTTGAAATTTTTGGATTAGATGCAAGTTATAATGAAGCTAGTGAAACTATAACTTTAAATGGTCAAACAGCAGTTACTACCGTTAATACCTATATTAGAATGAACAGAGCCATAGTTCTAACAGCAGGATCAGGTGGAGCAAATGCTGGAAATATTTATGTAGGCACAGGAACTGTTACAGCAGGAGTACCTGCAAATATTTATACAATAATTAATGGAGATGGTAGTAATCAAACATTACAATGTTTTTGGACAGTACCTGCGGGTTACACTGCTTATGTTTATCAAACAAATATTTCAACAGGTACATCATCGGCGACTCCTGCTATTCTAACAACGCTTTTAGTTGCAAGACCTTTTGGTGGAGTTTTTAATACAAAAGAAGTCATAACTATAAATAGTGGAAATCATTTACAAGATTATAGTTTTCCACTTAAATTAACCGAGAAAACAGATATAGAGTTTAGAGCTGAATCTAGTTCTGCTGCTGTGAGTTTTAATGTATCTGCTTCTCTAAACATATTATATACACAAAACTAATGGCTAATTTTTATAAAAACGCATTCTATGACCCTAATACCACTAACGCGGTAACTGTTTATACGTGTCCATCTAATTCCAATGCTATTATTCAAAATGTACAATTAACTAATGAATCTGGTAGTAAAATTGTTAAGACACATATTACAGATAGTTCAGCGACTACTAGTTATTTAGTTGCCTATGCTTCTGTTAGTGGTCCAACCATTTGTAATGTGGCTAAAGGACCTATTATTCTTGAAGAAAGCGACGTACTAGCTATTGAATCTTCAACTACATCTGGTATAACTGCAACTATATCGATACTGGAAATAAGTAGAGAAGATCAGAATGGATAATATAATAAAAGTAAAAACTAAAACGAAAGAAACATTTAGAAGTAAGTCTACCGGTAAAACTTATGCAACTAAAGAAGAATTTCTACAGCAACATGCTTTAGAAGATTTAGCCCAAGATTTAACAGTGACCATTGATCCGAAAGGTTTAGAAGTTCTAAGTGCAGCAATGAAAAAGAAATGAATCCACGAGGTGGTACCGAGTTACAATTAGAATATCTATATAAATATGTAGATAATAAATTATTAGATCAGGTTCAGATTACAACTTCTGTACCTGAAAAAATACCTTTACATCCAACCAAGTTAAATATCTTATGGCAAAAAAATTCTTATGATCAACAAAATTTAATGCCTTGGTTTAAGGATAAAAATAACCATCATAAATATGATTGGTATGTTTTTAATTCACATTGGAATTATGAAAACTTTAGAAAAGTTTATGATCTACCAACCGGTCGTTGTTTAGTTATTAAAAATGGTATTGATAATATTACCCCGCGTAATATTGATAAACCAAATAAACAAATTAGAATTATTCATCAACCAACACCTTGGCGAGGTTTAGCTGTTTTATTAGGAGCTATGCAACTAGTTAAAGCAGATGTTGTTTTAGATGTTTATTCATCAACACAAGTTTATGGTGATGCCTTTAAAGCCGCAAACGATAAAACCTTTGAACCCTTATATGCTCAAGCAAAAGAATTACCGAATGTTAATTACATTGGTTACAAACCTAATGAATACATTAAAGAACATTTAAAAGACTATGACATGTTTGTTTATCCATCGATTTGGGAAGAAACATTTTGTATTTCGGCTTTAGAATCTATGGCCGCAGGTCTTTATACGATTGTTACCAATTATGGCGCTCTGTATGAAACTTGCGCTGAATATGGTGTCTATGTACCTTATGATAATAACTATCGTCGTTTAGCCCAAACCTTCGCTGACGTTATTGATCAAGCATCAACACATATTCATAATGAAGGTGTTAAACAACATCTTAAATCACAGGTACAATATATTAATCATTTTTATAATTGGAAACGAGTAGCGGGGAACTGGAATAAGTTTTTACAAGGAGCATTAAATGCAAGAAAACATTAAGCCTATTTGGTTCAATAAAAATCAATCAATTAAAATTGATGTTAGTAAAGCATTGTATAAAATATGGGTTGCTACACCTGTTCATAGTGAAGTTTCAATTCACTATGCTCAAGCCTTACTTAAATTTCAACAACAATGTATGCGGAATAATATTATCTGTAGTTTTTCTTTATTAAAATCATCCTTAGTAACACAGGGTCGAAACCTATGTGTGGCTAATATGTTAGCAGCAGAAGATATTAAATACACTCATTTATTATTTATTGACTCTGATATTGATTTTGATTTTGAAACAATTTGGAAAATGCTGCAATTTGACAAAGATGTTATTGCTTGTCCTTATCCCATGAAACATATTAATTGGGATACTATTTGGAAAAAAATACAAGAAGGTAAAATTAAAAGCAAAGATGATTTAATGCGCGCTGGTTATATCTATCCTATCAAAGCAGAGAACCATACAGGTACTCATATTACTTTTGATAAACCAGGACTTATGGAATTAAGTCATGTCCCTACTGGTTGTACTTTATTTAAACGAGATGTATTTGAAAAAATGATAAAACATTATCCTGAATTAAAGATTAATCAACCTACTATTGTTAATGGTATTGCTAAAGAACATCCCTTTATGTATAATTTTTTTGATACAATTCATGAACCAACTACTAAAAAATACTTTGGCGAAGACTTTGGTTTTTGCAAATTATGGTCAGAAATGGGTGGTAAATCCTATGCTTATATCGCAGATGATATTAGTCACGTTGGTGAGTATCAGTTTAGAGGTAAATTAATGGATTATATTGATTTTGAGCAACCTACTAAAACCATTGACGAAGTTAAAAAAATCAAATAAAGTAGTAAAATTCAGGATTCTACGCCTGCCTTATTTAATTAAATTATGACAATATCAAGAGGACAAATGTACAGACAACTATATTATGCAGGCGGTAAAGGGATTGCCTCTTTAGATGCTGGTGCTCCATCCATTAAATATGAAGGTAATATTAATCCACAAATGGCATCGAATTATGTTGGTGGACCCGCAGGGCCTTTATCTCTACGAGATAAATATTCAATCGCTATTATAGGTAAACCTTATAAAGAACTATCTTTTGAGGAACAACAAATGATTGATCAAATTTTAAAAACACCTGAATCTAGATTACCTAGTCAAGAACCAGATCTTTCTCGTGAACAAAAATTAATGGCATCAGCGCCAGATCCCCTAGCTGATTTAAATGATATAGCTTTAAATATTTTTGGTAGACCTTTACAGCAACTAACCGAAGATGAACGTGATCTACTACAAGACATAGCTAGAGACAGTATGAATAAAGGTGGAATAGCAAGACAAAAGTATGGTCTAGGAAGTTTAGTTAAAAAAGCATTCAAAGGTGTAAAAGACGTAGTTAAATCAGATGTAGGTAAAGCTGCTTTAGGTGC